CCACGCAGGCGGTGGTGGCGGAGGAGCAGGAGGTGCAGGAGCACATGGTAATTCTGCTGGTATAGGTGGGGCTGGTGGAATAGGAATACAAAATTCAATTTTAGGAACAAATTATTATTGGGCTGGTGGTGGCGGAGGAACAGCTGGAGTTAGTCAGATTAATCTAACAGCAGGAAGCGGAGGACTAGGTGGCGGCGGAGGAGCATCTATTGAAAATTCTCCAAATACTCCTGGAACTGGCGGAGGAAGTGCATTGAATAGTGGAGGAAATGGAAGTACTAGTTCATCTAGTGGAACTCCTGCACCTAAAGCAGGTAACGGTGGACAGTATACTGGTGGTGGTGGAGGTGGTGGATCACACGTTAGTGGAGATGGCGGAGAAGGAGGATCTGGAATAGTTATAGTTTCTTTACTTCAAGCAGCTACATCAACAACTGGATCTCCAGTTTTAACAAATCCTGGTGGAAAATATGTTTATAGATTTAACAATAGCGGAAGCATAACAGTATAAAATTATGTCTTATCAACTTAAGGTAATCAAAGATTATCCAATCGGCTTTTGGCCACTTGACGAGTCTTCTGGAACTACTGCTGCAGATATTTCAGGATGCGGAAATAATGCTACATATGTAGGATCACCTGCGGCTAACATGTTGCCAATTATTCCAGGCGGGGGATCTGGAACAAAAATAACAAATACCGCATATATAACAATACCAACATCAAAAGACTTTTATGGATCCACGGTTTCAAATGGGCTTGGCAATAAATATTCTTCAGACAATGACTTTACATTAGAACTATGGGTTAGCCCGTCTATTCAATCATCAAATGTCACAACACTGTTTGCAGATACCACAGATGGCATAGGGCTATATTGGGAAAAAGGCGATGTAATATTTAAAGTTTCTGCTACAGAACAAATTCGGTGGGCAGTAACATATAGCAAAAAGGCTATGCACATTGTAGGAGTATATTCTGTAAACTCTATTAGTCTATATATTGATGGCACACAAGTCGGAGTTAAAACAATAGCTCCTAATTTTAAATTTACTAACACATCTTTAGACCTTCAAATTGGACCAACATCTGATGCAGGCGATTCATTTGTTGTAGATGCTCCAGCGGTATATCGATATGGATTAAATTCTACAGCAATTACTAGACACTATAATGACGCTAACTATTATATACAGCCAATTCATGTAGTAAATCCAGAAGATGGCATATTATTCTCATGCTCAGATAGAGCAAAAAAAATAGATTTTAGTTATACATATGGTGTAGATAATGAGTGGGAAGATTTTGTAAACTCAGATACTTATTATGATGATAAGGGAAAGTATCTGGCATTTATTCCAACCACGACAGTTCAATCTAAATCATTTGTAATAAATGACTTTTTGTTTATTCCAATGGAATCAGGATTTACCGATTCTAAAATTGAGTGGCGAAATGAATTAGGAGTAATAGTTGAAACAAGTGCTGACGGAACAAACTACCTACCTTGCGTAAATGGAGAAGCAATACCTCAATATAAAAAAGGCGGGTTTGGAACAAGCGGCCTCCTATATATTAGAATAACCATGAGCACAACAGATGCTAGCAAATTCCTTCCAAGACTTTCATATTTCTCAATTAGATTCTATAGCCAGTCTCTAATATATGCAGATAACCATAATAGTTATATTGAATCTGATAATCAATTTGCAGTAGGGTCTTTAAATTATTCCCCTATTTTAAGACATTACAATAATGGAATTAGACCAAATTCAGGGTATGGATTTAAAATGAATACTGGATTAAACATAAATACTATAGAAATGTTTTTTACTCCTAAAACAACTGGAGCAAATACTTTATTCTATGATCCAACTACCAGCACGAAGTATGCCTGGAATGGGTCTGGAACGGTCTCTAAGGCCTCTATAAGCGCCTTTTACGTCAATGGGGTAGATAAGACCTCACAGACCAATATAAGCAATTTCCTGGTCGCTGGAGAGCCTCACCATATAATACTAGTGTTATCTGCACCAGTTACTGGAAACCTTCAATTTAATTATCAAACAACAGGCGGGCCAGATAATCTATACAACAATATAGCAATATATAATCGATCCCTAACTCAAGCAGATGTGACAACTCATTTTAATTTATATTGTGGCAGACCAGCTACTGTAGTCACCGATCCAGTAATTGACCTGACAGAATTATCTCCAGTTTATTATGATAATGACTGGATAGTGCTACAAAGTATATAATTTTGTCAATCCCCCTGACAAAAAGCTGGACTTAGACCGTAAAGAGTGGTAAAATAAACTTCTATGGATATTGGTAAAGCAAATACTAGGATTCTGCAAGAGGAATCAACACTTGGCATCTATGTCTGGGAAATGCCAGACGGAAGATGGATTGGAGACGATGATGGGAACTTTCTTTCAATCACGTCCAAAAAAGGAAATAGATCCAGAATCGATGCTTTGGCTAGAGAAGTTCGCTCGTACGGTATTTATGAGGGCCAACCTAAATTCCTTTCTGCCAGACGAAAAATTACAGATGAAGAGTATCAAGAGCAAGAGCAAAGACTTAGGTGGGGACTAGTTCCAGATCCTTTGGATATTGGAAACTATAAAGACGAAATGAAAAACTTGAGGGCAGAGGGACAGTAATGATTCAATACGAAGAAGATGATAACTCACAAGAGATAGCAATATCTAATGTTGCAGACTGGATGAAGTTTAATACTCCAAGAGAGCAAACAAGCACTGACCTATTTAAAGTAAGCGGAGAAGACCTCACAAAGATATCAGGATTAAGTCCTGCATTCCGTCGTAAGATGAGCAGAGAATTACAAAAAAGATTCCAGGGCATTGAAGGAACTGAAACACAACAGAATTTATTGGCACAAGCAATTACTGGCTATGCCATGTTTGATCTTATCGAACCACCATATAACCTAGATTATCTTTCAACCATTTACGAAATTTCACCATACAACTACGCAGCTATTAATGCTAAGGTTTCTAACATTGTAGGGCTTGGTCATGACTTTATTGAAACACGCAAAACACAAGAAGCATTTGATAATATTACAGACGAAAAGGCTTTGGAACGTGCACGTAGAAAACTAAATAGACTTCGTCAAGATCTTTATGATTGGCTAGAACAATGTAATGAAGAAGAAACATTTACCGAAACATTAATTAAAGCTTACACCGATGTTGAAGCAACAGGAAATGGGTATATCGAAATCGGCAGAACATCTGCTGGACGAATCGGATATATCGGACATATCCCAGCAAAGACAATGCGTGTGCGTCGTCTTCGTGACGGATTTATTCAGTTGCTATACGGCAAGGCTGTATTCTTCCGTAACTTTGGAGATCAAGAAACAGAGAACCCAATTGCAGGCGGACTAGATAGACCAAATGAAATTATCCATCTAAAGAAATACACACCAACAAATAACTACTATGGTATTCCAGATATCGTAGCATCTTCAAACGCTATGGCTGGAAACGAGTTTGCTGGCAAGTATAACCTTGACTACTTTGAGAACAAGGCGGTTCCAAGATATATCATCACCGTAAAAGGTGCTAAATTATCAACAGAGTCTGAGCGTAAATTGCTCGAGTTTTTCCAGGTTGGTCTAAGAGGAAAGAACCATAGATCACTATATATTCCACTTCCACCAGATTCACCAGATTCAAAGGTTGAATTTAAGATGGAGCCAATTGAGGCGGGAACTCAAGAGTCTTCATTTAACGTGTATCGTAAATCTAATAGAGATGAAATTCTATTATCTCATCGTGTCCCAATTAATAAAATTGGAACTCCTGAAGGAGTCAATTTAGCGGTGGCAAGAGATGCCGATAAAACATTTAGAGAGCAAGTATGCCGTCCAGCTCAAATGAATTTAGAAAAGAAATTAAATAAAATTATTGAAGAAATGACGGATGCCCTACTTCTTAAATTTAATGAGTTAACTTTGACTGACGAAGATACCCAGTCAAAAATTGATGAGCGATATTTAAGGATGCAGGTAATTACCCCTAATGAGGTAAGAATTAGAATGGGCATGGTTCCAATTGATGGCGGGGATAAAGTCGTTCAATTAAAGCCACAGCAACAGGCAGAGGTAAGAGCACAGGCGGGTCAGACTAGAAATAGAGATTCTGAAAGGTCTGCAAATTCCCCAGATATTTCTGGAGAAGGTCGAAATGCTCAGGGCGACGGAAGACAAGTCGACTAACCCTACTCAACTGATTATTTGCCTTATATACAATAACGTTATAAAATTAAGCATATGAATATTGAGAAATCTCTTTGGTCTTCGCATGGCGACAACATCACGTTGTCCGTGCCATTTACTAAAGTAAACCGTGAAAAACGCACAGTCTCAGGATTTGCAACACTTGATAATGTTGACCAGACTGGTGATGTAGTCACCTCTGAAGCAAGCATTAAAGCATTTGAAAATTTCCGTGGAAATCTTCGTGAGATGCATCAACCAATTGCAGTAGGTAAGATTGTTTCTTTTAAACCAGAAACTTATTACGATCCAGCATCAAAAGAATTTTATAATGGAGTCTATGTAGATGCATACATCTCAAAGGGCGCTCAAGATACATGGGAAAAAGTTTTAGACGGAACCCTTGCAGGTTTCTCTATCGGCGGAAAGATTATTGAATCAGATAATGAAGTTAACAAAGCAACAGGTAAGACTGTAAGATTTATTAAAGACTATGCTCTAATGGAGTTGTCAATTGTAGATTCGCCAGCAAATGAACTTTGCAACATACTATCAATATCTAAGATGAACGGTCAGCTAGTATTTAAAGGAATGGCAGCAGAGATCGTAACAGAAAATATTTTTTATTGTAATGAATCTGATTCAGTATTCATTTCCACAGAGTCATCATATGATTCCCCAGTTACAGGTAAGCCTGCAACATTGATCGGATGGGTAGAATCAAACGATGTTAACAAAGCAAAAGAAATAGATAAGATTCTTGATTTACATAAAAAGTCAAGATTGTCGACGCCTGAAACACAAATTGCAAAACAGGCAGACATAGAAGGAGGTACAGAAGTGTCAGATAATACAGAAAACGTAGTTGCAGAAGATGCAGTAGCACCAGAAGCAACCGTAGAAGACACAGCAGCAGTTGCTCCCGCAGAGGAAGCACCAGCTGTTGAAGAGGCTCCTGCAGATGCAGTAGCAGACGCTCCTGCCGAAACTCTAGAAAAAGCAGCCGACGTATCAGAAGTTATGGTTGATGAACCTGATTTTGCAAAGATGCTTGGCGATCTTAAAGGATTTTTCTCAGAGACATTGAATAAGGCTTCAGAAGCAAATGCAACACAGGTTACAGCTATCAAAGAGACAGTTGAGACTTTTAGCAAGAGCGTAGATGGCCGAATTTCAGAATTGGCAGAACAACATGCAGCACTTTCAAAGGCTGTAGAAGATATCAAGAACACGATTGATGGCGTACAAAAGCGTGTCGATGCAGTAGAATCAGAGACTGCAATTAAGAAGTCCTCTGACCTTGGCGGGTCACAGGAAGTAACAATCAAAAAATCAAAGTGGAACGGTTCTTTCCTCGGTTCCGTAACAGAATTAATTAAATAAGGTAGGTGAAATATAATATGAGTAATGAAACATTAGAGAAGGCAATCGCAGCAGGAACA